TAGCCTCGAACATAACTACTCAGGTCACAATGAACGCCATTGCGAGCCAAAATCTCTTCAATCATTTCATGGTCCGCATCTTTCAATTCGGTCACCAGTTGCTGAAAAGACAGCTCATCATACTCGCCCCGAACGATGAAGTTAATCACCATCTTGAGCCAGTTAATCGGCACTATATAGTTGTCGGTTATGACATGCGAGCAGAACTCAAACTTTCCGTCTTCACAGAAGCGAGCATCTTTCACGCAATGTCCGATATGCGCATAATGTTCGACGAGTTCTTGTAGAACTCGGCCGTTTTCAACGCAATCGTCACCCATAGTTATACTAGGAGAACGTCGTATATGGGCACCAAATGCCCTTATTCGCGAATTCGTACTAGAAGTCAAGTAAGAGCCAGACTTCATTATTCCAGGGATTCTCTGCGCGAACAGAGACCCGTCGGATAGGGCGAACACAGACATAGAGAGCGCGTATATTCGGACGGCAGACATTCCTGCCCAGGCGTCCCACATTTTCGCGCCAGCTAGAATGGCCCGGAGTTTATACTCCGCCTTCCATTCCCACTCTTGGAACGTAAAGTCCCAGTTGCTCATGTCCGTGCTAACGAGAGGCACATCGAGGCCTTTCATATCTTCCACGTTTTGACGCAGAGCGTCGACAGCGTCAGCATCAAGCATACCAAACCCAGGTTTACTAGGGATTTGAGCGAAGCTTCGGATGTCGACCGCATTCTGATTGGAAAACAAAATTCTTTCGACCAGTTGATCCACCAACGAAACGGAACATATCAAGCGGACTTTACCAGTCGCGATTTTCCGTCCGGGGTGGAGGTCGTTCTTAACGAACACTCGAATAGGATCTGTTAACCCCAATCTAACCAACCCCTCAGCGTTGACGCCTTGGTAATTGCACGCCGACGCAGCGAGAAGCGCGTCAAGACGATCAATAACTAACTTGCAAACGTATTCGGAGTGGTTATCGAGTAGGGCGCCATTAGAGGTTTCCAAATTTGCATAAGGAACCCCAGGCGAAGCAGTTCTATTAACAGTCATCTTCAACATTGGCCAATTGATAGCGGTGACCTTTTCCTCATAAGTCGCCAAAGACCACCACTCGTCCACAAGATGTTGCGGGACGGTGGAAGGAACATATTGATCGGCG